CATATTCACTAAGCGGCACATTTAAACGTTTTGCCATTTGAACTTCGCTTGCGCTAAGTTTGACTTGACGTTTGCGCCCAGAACTATCACTCCTTCCAGCTGGTGCAACATTCTGTTGCATTTTGCTATTAGAATTGACTTCATCACCTGTTGAGAATTTGTGAGGAAATTCAGTTCTGATACGTTTATCTATCTCATCATAATATGTAGAATCAGAAGTGTCAAAGCCCTCTTCCTCAATTAATTTACGATGAATGTTAAAAGCAGCTAAAGTCATTGTTTCATCTTGACCAAACCACTCGTTCTTATCAGCCCATTGCTCAGCTTCAGGATCAGGCTTAGCTTGTTGCTGAGCCATTTGTTGTTGCTGTTGTTGCATGGGTTGTTGATATGTTTGATAGTTATTTGGTTGTGCTTGTTCTACAACAGGCTTACTGTTGGCTAACTTACTTTCTTCAACCGTTATCTTATCTAAAATACCTTGGGCCTTTGTTACCTTGTCCCAATCTTGTTCTTGGTAAGCACTTTTTAAAACTGCATTAGCTTGCGCTCTTTGAGATGTTAATCTGTTTTGAGCTTCAGATAAATAATTTTTATTTGCTTGAGTGCTACTTTGTTTTAAATTTTGATTTTCTGCTTGTAAAGCTTGAGCATATTCATAAGCAGAATTAGCTGCTCTTTCTTGCTCTCGCATTTTTTTAGTAAGTGTAGCTATTCTTTTTTGAACGCCTTTAGAATAATCTTCTAGTTCGTCTTCTTTCTTAACTTGCTTATCTTCTTCAACAGAAACATCTTCTACAGCAGCTAAAGCTTCTTTATCTTCGGAAACTTCTTCTGCTTCTAATTCAACAATTTCTCCATCTTCTATGGGTTGTTGTAGTTCTTCATTCATTTCAGGTTCTGGCATGAGTCCTCCTCACGTTATGCGCTGACAATATCATCGGGATCATCAATGGTCGCGATAATTTCGTCATCGTTTATAATACGGCATTCTGCGTCGTCACCAAGTTTAAACCTAGCTCCTGCATATCTACCAATTAATACCCAATCTCCTTTTTGACACCAAGGAGTCTCTCCAAATTTATTTTTATCTGCGTAACACAAAGGACCCATCTTAACAACGTAAGAAACTACAGTTGCTAGAGATTCTCTATCAACAGTTTCTTTTATTAACTGAATACCACCTTCAGTAACGCCTTTGCCCTTATATGGCAATATAAGAATCCTCCACCCAGTAGGTTGAGGCATACGCTCTAAAAATGATTTATCGAGCAAGGAAGGATCCAATACTCTTTTGGTTGCTTCTGTGTAAGCATTTTCAACTTCTTTAACCGTTTCGGGTTTTTGATCTTCTAGTTGTTGTTTTTTTTGTTGTAGATCTTTTTCTACTGATTTTGCGACATGTTCAGGAACTATTACCTTGCTCATCGTTTTCTATTACCTTATTTAGCAATTCTCTAAGTTCAGATTCTAGGTCGGCGAGAGAATTGTAGCGCCCACGTAGATAATGATATTCTTCAACATCCTTAGTACCATTCATAATAGATACTTGGATATCTTCTTTCTTTTCACCAATTCTTTTTTTCAGCTGTTCAGACAGCCAAAGAATTGACATCTAATATATACCAGAAAACTTACCACCAAACTCAGCAGCACCCATACCTTTAGCTTTCCCTTTCCCCATTCCTGGAGTAGAAGAAGCAGTAGTTTTTTTAGGGGCCTCTGAAACAGCTTTAAATGGCACAGTACCCTTGTTAGAGTAACTTTGTTTTCCTTTTAATACTTTTACGTTTTTCATATAGTGTACCTTACAGACCTTTTAAGCCAATATCAATTAATTTTAATTCTTTTTGTTGATCCATTCTATCTCTAGTAGTGTCATCTTTTAACTCAGCTATATCTTTTTGTGCTTGTATTCTTTCTACATCAATTTTATCTTGACGTAATTTTTCTTCCATACGTAATTTTTCTTTAGATTCAAACTGTTGTTGATCTTGTGATAGCTCTTGGCCTTTTAAAGCAAGCTCTTGTTTTCTAATAGTAACAAGTGGATCTTCTTGCGGTGGTGCTGATACTTGTTGAGCAAATTGCTGCATAAGTTCAGACATAATCGGAGAACTAAATTGCGCTAACATAGCCTGAGCCTGCTGCATTAAAGGAGCAGCTTCTTCAGGAGGCATCTGTTGAGCTTGTTGTTGCATCTGTTGATACTGTTGCATAGCTTCAGGTGGCATTTGTTGTTGTGCAAGTGCATCTGCTTTTAATTGTAAATGCTGCATAATGTGTGAATGTATATTACCTTGAATCTGAGCATTCATTTGCACAGGACTCATGTTTAGTAAAGATACATGAGTTGCTATATGTGCATCATGGTCTTGTTCTGGAAAGGCTTGCGCTGGACCACCCATCATTAATCCACTATTTTCCATGCCAGATTCCATAGGTTTAGGAGTTGTGTCAGGTGGTGGCATAAGTAATTGATCTATATTGTCTGCACCTAAAGCAGCATACATTCTTTTGTATGCTTCGTAAGTTCCACCAGGGCCATGTATTTCTGGATTAGATTGCACTAATTGCATCATTTCTTGAGCCATTACAATACGTTGGCTAGTAGAAAATATGTCTGGGTTACTAACTGGGAATATATCTACCCTGTCATCAAAGTCTTGTTGTTTAACCTGCATATTGCCACCTGATACCGCATAAGGATAAACAGGAGGTAAGCTATCTTTAAATATAGTAGCGAGTAATCTAAATTCTTTCTTTTGACCGTTATGTAATCTTTTGTGTATAGCTGATAATACTTTGCTTGATTTTTCCATCAAGGCTAATGTAGTTCCAACTGGGGCTTGCGAGTTACCTTCGCCAACATTAGTATCTGCTATAGAGGCAAACTTTTGACCAGATTGCACTAATAGACCTAACAAACTAAGTAAAGTTCCACTAGGTTCTTTGAATGGTAATGGTTGTATTGCATCTCTAAGTGAGCCTGCTGGTGCATCTACATCTCTAAATTCACCTGGTTGGATTGGCTGATCTTCATCTCTAATTCTAATACCTCTAGTTTTAAAACCAGCAGGTAAATTAGCCAGAGTACCAGCGTCAATTAACTGTCGCATAATAGATGTGGAAGCTTTAGATAAGCCACCAATCATGTGTGTTAGACCAAAGCCGTAGAAACCTAAACCTGGCAAGAATTTAAAATGCACAAAGTATTCGGTCTTTTTCTTTATCGGATCTTCTTCTTTGAAGTTACGTCTAACAGCTAATATGTTCTCACTATTAGAGTCTATAGTTACTATATAAGGCAACTTAACTCCACTAGGCTCGCCGTCTTGACCCATATCCTCAAAGCCTTCTAGATCTAAATTACAATGAACTTCATATAAAATAGATACTTCACCATCATCATAACTAGGCTCCATACCTTCTAATTTTTCTTTTTCTGATTGTACATCTGAAGTAATATTAACGTTAGTTCCAGACTCTACATTTACATTTTTGTAAAAACCAATAGCCTGTAGCTTTCTTACATCATTCTCTGGCATCTTAACAACGTGAGTAATTCTAGAACAAGTCTCTAAATCAGTTGTGTAGTAAGGCACGATTAAATCTTCTGGTGCTACAAATTTTGATACAGGTCTACCTAATGTTTCATCATAGTAAACTTTCTTAAACGCAGACCCTGCAAGTGGTAAGTAAAAAAGCATTTGGTCAAGTTCTTCGTCATACTCTTCCATAACATGAAGAATTTGATAATTCATAAACTCTTTGACTCTTTGCGCTTGTTCTTCAACTAATCCATCATAAGCACCAATTACTTGTGTTTTGACTGGTCCGCCTGCTGGTAATAATTCTTTGTATGCTTGTGCTTGGAACTGAGTAACGGATTCGCCTAGCAATGGGTGAATAACACCTGAAGCGCCTGCAAAGGGTTCAGATCTATTTTCATCAAATTTCATGCCTAAATATTTAAGGCCATCGGTGTAAGTGTTTTCCCAATCTTGTCTAGATGATTTATCGCTTTCAATAGCTGCTACTAGCTCAATGTATATAGTAGATAACTCTTGATCTGATATAACTTCAGCTAGGTTTTCTGCAAAGCCTACTTCTGGAGCCATTGCTTCTTCTGGGCCTAGTATTGCAGAGCCGTCCGCTTGCATCTGCACATTCTCTTCGCCCTCGCCCATAGCTTCTAACACATCAATAATTTGAGAATCAACGTTATCTTGAGTTTTCGTTGTATCTATTACTTCTTCTGGAAATTGTTTTTCTATTGCCATTTTATAATCTCATCAATAATACGCCCTAAGAGGTCTTTGCCTTTCCTGATCTTCGTAATCGTTTGCTAAAGAAACAAAACCACCTTCACGAAAACGCATTAGGGCTTGAGTCATAGTATCGCATAAATCATCATTAGCACCAAATGGAAATGATGCACATTCTTCTATCATATCTTCTGCAAAGGTTTTATTAGGTGCATATACCATTCCTGACTCAAAAATAGGCGCAACTGAGTGCATTCTAGAGTGTTTATCATGGCCTCTAGTTGGTGAATAATTAACTACAGGAATACCTATTCGCCGTAGTTCTTGGGTAAGTGGAGTACCAGATGCCTTGGCTTCAATTAAAACCATGTCACATTCCCAATAAGTATACTCACGCATAGCTATTTCTTTTAGCTCAGGAAAATCCCAACGACCTTTCTGACAATCAAGCAATATTAAACAATCAGGAGAATCTTCTGATGGTTTAAAGACTCCCCATGTAGATATAGCAGAGAAATCAGCAGTTTGACTTTTAGAAAATGCAGTATCGTAAGATTGCATAATGTATTTAACAGGAGGTATGCTTTTGTGTTTCCAGCGTTTCCACCAGTCTCTTTTAATAATAGCACCTTCTTCAGCAGTAGGGTTCTGCATCCACTGAGCATTCCATTTAATTCCAGGAATAGAAGATTTAACCTTTAATAATTCATCTTTGGGCCAGAACTCAGGCCACAAAGGATTGTCGGTTTCAGGGAAAATAGCAGGAAACTCTATCATTTCCCATTGATCTGCTAAAGGTTCTTTTTGAGATTCTAATAATTTGGCTGTTAAATCTATAGATGACCAACGCGTCATTACTAATACTATAGCTCCACCAGGCTGTAAACGCTGTCTAGGACCAGATGTGTACCATTCCCAGGCAGATTCTAGTGCATTGGGACTCATTGCATCTTGTTCTGAATGCGGGTCATCGATAATAAGTAAATCCGCACCACGACCAGTAACAGCACCACCAACACCAGCAGCAAAGTATTCGCCGCCTTTATTGGTTTCCCAACGTCCTGCTGATTTGTTATCGGCTTGGAGCTTAACTTCAGGAAATACATCTTTGTATTCTTTTTGATCCATCAAGTTTCTGACCTTACGACCGAATCGTACGGCAAGTTCACCTGTGTGAGTTGTTTGCATAATCTTCATCTTAGGCTTCTTGCCCATAATAAAAGATGGAAAGAAAGTAGATGCAAATTCTGATTTGGTATGACGAGGTGGCATGTTAACAATCAAACGTTTAATCTCGCCTGTTGCTACCTTGTTAAGTTTTTCTGCAAATATTTTGTGATGACGACCACATATAAATTCTGGCCACATGTGTTCCACGTAGAACAAAAAATCATCTTGACATCTAGCTTGAGTTTCAAAGCCGTCAAGCTTTTCTTTGAGCATCAGAGCTTCTTTGAGTTCTGTCTCAGTTAACTTTGAGAAGTTCATTGCTTTTTGTTAATTGCTTCTTGTACCTTAACTGCTTCGTCTTTTATTCTTTTAACTGCTTGTTGCGCAGCAGCTCTTTCGTTGGGGTCAATATTTTCAGTAAGTTTTATCTGTCTATTGAAATCTATTCTTAACTTTTCGTATATTTCTTTTAATTTTTTTAAAGGCATTTTATTGTAAGGAAGTGCCATTCCCATTATGCCACTAGTATCAGCAGCCATTTGTTGAGCTTCTTGTAAATAGTTTCTTGGCATCACCCCACCATACTCACCAATCTCCATCATAAATTCTGGAGGTGCTTGAGTGGGTTGCGTGTTGTTAAGCAGCCTTGAGTTTATGTCTGCTATAGATTCTACGTTAGGTAGTTCTGCCATTTTTATCTAGCAAATCTACCAAACATCATACTTTCTGGTCCTTGCGTTCTTAGCACGTCTCTAGTTATTTGATTGCCTCTCATTGGCTGTTTAAGTTGTTGTGGAGGCATTTGACCAAAACGATTTCCACCGCCGCCAAAGCCCATTCCTGGGAACATACCGCCTAAGCCGCCACCTTGAAATGGATTACGTCCACCGCCAAACTGGTCAAAGCCGCCACGTCCGCCACCAAATCTGCCGCCGAATGGATTTCCACCCATACCACCGCCAAATCTTCCACCGCCGCCGAAGCCTCCTCCGAAGCCTCCGCCATACATAGGTGGTCTAATAAAACCGCCACCGCCGCCGAACATTGGAGGTCTACCGAATCCACCGCCGCCACCAAAGTTGCCGCCGAATCCACCGCCTCCAAACATAGGTGGTCTGCCGAAGCCGCCACCATATCCTCCACCACCAAACATGGGTGGTTGAGGTCTAAAACCGCCGCCAAAGCCACCACCAAACATAGGAGGTTGTGGCATAAAGCCACCGCCAAACTGAGGAGGTCTAGGTCTAAATAAAGGGGGTGGTCTGCCAAAGCCAGGTCTTTGAGGTGGTTGTATAGTTGGCATATACGGTTTAGATACTGGTCGTTGATATGGGAGATTGTTGTCTCGCAGTTGTTGTTGATCTGTATAATAGTTACTATTACGGATTATAGGTCTAGCTAGACGATCTTGAGGTGGTTGTACAGGTTGAGGCATACCAAAACTAGGTTTTGGTAAGAAGTCATTACCACCTAATATTGGAGCTACAGGTCTGCCCATGCTTCCAGGGCCATCATTTACAGGCATAGGCTGTTTCATGCCACTTCCTGGCGTTGTAATTGGTGGTGTAAATGATATTGGATTCTCATTACCCATGCTAGGTATTCTAGGATCTTGACCTATTTGCCCTATAGAAGTTATACCGCCTTGTTGTAGTGGCATCTGCGGCATATTATTACCACGCATTTGTTGCGGCATACCTTGTTGTTGCTGCATTTGTTGCGGCGGTCCTGGATTGTAATACATATTTTGCATCATTAGCTCATCTCCTGTAGCTCATTAGCTATTGGGTCTTGTTGGCCTTGTTGCATTTGTTGCATGACCATTGTAAATAAATCTTCTATGTCTTCGTCATCAAGACCTTGTTCTTTCAAGAAATCTATAATCTCTTGTTCGCCAATGCCTTGTTGCACCATTTGCATTACAGCCATCACTAGCTGTTCTATCATTTTAGTTTGTGGGGCAATGCTTTGTATTTCAGCCATAGCATCTTCTTCGCTCATTTGCATGCCAGCAAGCTCATCATCTATAGCTTCGCCGCCTTCTGCCATACCTTTAACTTTATTTGAATTAAATTGATTAGTATATTCATTTTTAAGTTGAAGCCTTTGAGCCATCATTTGTTGTATTTCTTGTAACTTAGCTGCTGCTTGTTCTTCAAACCCACCTTCTACAGCACCATGATATTCTTTAAATTGACTAGCTATTTCTTTTTCAAGTAGGTATATTTTTTTTTCATAATCTTCAGGAGTCCCTGGCTTCATATCTCTACTAAAATCTATATTATCTCTATAATCAGGTTTTTCTAAATACATATTTTGTATTACTTCATCGCCTTGTGCATATACGCCTCTACCTTTTAAGATATCAGCTTGAGTAACTTTGCCGTCGCCTGTTAAATCTGGGAAAGGTGTACCGCCACCTGCCATCATTTGTCTGCCCATGTTTGGCATGGTTTTACCGCTTTGCCCAAGTATTGTTTTTATAACAACTTCAGGAGAGTTCCCTGATGCCAGCATTTGTTTGATTAAGTTTCTGTCCATATCGGATATGGTTTTACCTTGTTCCTGTAACATTCTTGCTATCTGCATATCAACAGGCATTTGCCCATCTTCAGAAATTCTAAGGTTTTCTATTCCTTTTTGAAATCTATTCATAATTTATCTTCCTTTCCCCATTCTAACAGTTCCACGACTCTTTGGTCTAGCACCTGCAAAAATCATATCTCTAGGTTTTTTCTTTGGCTTAGGCTTAGGTTTTGGTTTTGGCTTAGGTTTAGAAATTAATAATGGTGGCCCTTCTCCTCCACCATAATCTATACCTCCGCCACCAGGGACAACTCTTCTTTGAGGAGGTAGTCTGCCTATTGATGGTGGCATTGGTGGTCTTTTGTTTCTTGGAGGCAGTTGCTCTATAAAAGTTTGTGGTGGTATAGATTTTGGTGGATTAGGCAATCTTGGCATGCCAAAATCTATACCGTTAAATCCTCCGCCAGTTTCATCAAAGTCTTTGCTGCCACCTTTGTATTGGATATCATCGCCATATTCGCCCATATCTATTTCACCTACATCAATATCTAAATCAGCAAAAGGTATGTAAGGATTTATATCATCTGGCGTAAGCGCATTTATTTTATCTATATCAACTTGAAAATCTAATACTGGATCACCAGCTTCTTCTTCAGCCTCTTCTCTATAATCCATGTTGTATTTGCCTCTTGGGTCAAATAATTCCATGCCGCCTGGTGGCACGCCTGCACCTGGGTCTGGGTCTGGTAATCCTGGATCTGGGTCTGTAACTGTGTCGCCTTGATCTTGTAGTGCAGCTATCTGTGCTTGTAAATCAGCAATAGTTTGATCTCTTTCGCTTACTTGACCTTGATATTGGGTGCTTTGGCCTGTTAATTCATCTAATTGAGCTTGATAATCACCAGCTTGAGCGTCAAGTGCCTGGGCTTGCGCATCAGCAGCCTCAGCTCGAATGGTGTCTTGTTGCGCAATAGCATCATCTCTTTCGGCTATAGCTGAGTCTCTAGCACCAGTAAGGCTATCTATTTCGCCTTGAAGATCGCCAATAGTACCTTCTAGGCCGCCAACAATGCTTTCACGCTCTGTAAGCAGTTGTTGTTTCAAACCTTCTAAGGCTTGCACCTGCTCTTCAGCAGCTTGCGCTCTTATATTGTCTTGCTCAGCAACAGCTTGGTCACGTTCAGCCATAGCAGCTTCTTGTGCTGCTTGAACTTCTTGGAGCTGACCTTCAAGTTCAGCTTGCTTAGCTTGCATATCGCCACGCTCTGAGCCAAACTCTTGCTCCATTTGAGCGACAATTTGCTCACGTTGAGCAGTTAATTCTTGTTGTTGTGCTTCTAATTCAGCGACTCGCTGTTGATCGCCAGCTGCAATAGCTTCTTGCTTGGATGCTTCTAAATCCTGAAGCTGTTGATCTAAGCCTGAGATTTGACCTTCAAATTCTTGTCTTTGGTCAGCAGTAACTTGCTCTGCGGCAGCAACAGCATCTACGCCTTGAGCCTCTGCTTCAGCAACAGACGCTTCAAGTTGCGCAACCAACTCTGCTCTTTGTTTATCTAGGGCAGCTATCTGTTCTTCGATAGCTTGTTGGCTCATTTCATCTTGTTGTAAAAATGCAGCCTCTAATTGTTTTGTTAAATCGCTTTTAGTATTTATTAAATCATCTATGTTGCCTTGTAAACTAGCAACTCTATCGCCGAAGAATTTTTCTACGCCTGCAAGTTTTTCTCCAAATGTAGCTCCAAGTGATTCTACATCCTCAAAAGGACGAGCGTTACTTAAAACGCTGGCATTTTCATCTGCAGACAATCCTGGAAGACTCGGAGCTATTGGATCAACATCAGGTAGATTACTGGGGGCGTATCTATCGGCGTTAAAACTAAAATCGACTGGATCAAAAGAAAAAGGATCTATTGGGCCTGACACGTCAGATCCCGCTTTGGGTAAATTTAAAAAATCATAGTCTGTATTAAATCCATTTGCCATATCTTTTTTTCTCCAGAAAAAATTTTGCAGGCAAGTGTGAATCTTTTGGAGAAGAACTTGAGCAAAGTGCCTCATCCTTACCTGCAAAACCTTTGGGAAAATTATAACTGGAATAGGGTACCTTATACAAGTAAAAGTGGAATCCTAAAAAAGCATGTGAAATTATACCTGTAATACTGTAGGTATAGTCAGGTATATAGTTGTATATATATAGGGTGTGTAGGGGTTAAGTTATATCCCTATTACTACCGACTAATCCCGATCCTATAGAGTCCCTTAGGAGGGAGCGTAGCGACCGAGTTAACAGGAGCGAAGCGACCAATTACTTTATGCCTTGCAAAATAGAGTAGGGGTATATAGAAATATGCCTAGATATAGAGAAAATATAGACTAAATACAGCTAAATACAGCTAAATATGGCTATAAATACGTATAAATACGTCTAAATATAGCCCCCCTTCTCCCCTCTTCTATCTATAAGACATAAAAAAGGGGCATATTTGCCCCTTTTAACCTCCCCTCTTCTACTCAAGAAAGTAAATAACCACCAAGAATAGAAGAGCTATCCATACTATTTTGCCTCCTTGCATGCTTCTCTAAATGTCTGAAAATTAAACCTTGGGTTTTCAGACTTACACACATAAGCTATTGCTTCGATTAACTCATCTGAAGCCTTAGCGCTTTTCAGCGCCTCAGCTAGTTTTCTAAAATGCTTCCTAGTCATTTAGAACCCCCTCACCATTATCATGGTACTTACCTTGATTATCTTCATAACCCCAATCAATGTGATACTCAGAGCCTCCCTTGTGAATGAGAGGGTACTTATATAATCCAAGCGGTTTAAACCTGCATTGCTTAGCAGTCCATTTCTCCATTGCTTCTTCGCAATCTTCTTTACGATATGCCCAAACTCTTGGGCAACCTATATCCAAGCACTTAGCAACGTAAGCGTATTCCTTAGTCATTAGTAGTTCTCCTGAGTTAGTTTAACTTCTAGCTTATAACCAGATAGTAGCTCAGTTAGTCTGTCGTCTAGCTCTTGCACCTTATCAAAGTCTACTTGGTTTCCAACCTCTTCAATTATTGCTTCCATATCCATATCCTCTAGCTTGTCTGCCATGTCGTTCCATCTATCAGCTCTAGACTCCAAGTCTTCTAATAGATATTTCATATCGTCTAACTTGCTAGACATTCCTCCAAGATCATAAGTTCTATTAAGCTCATCCTCTACCAAATCAAAAAAACCACCGTTGCCGTTTAATTTAGTAAAGCCTAACTGATCCAGTCCTAGCCATTTTAATATTAAGTTCTTCATAATTTACACTCCGTAAAATCACCAGGCTTTATTGCTTGGCTTAACTCATTATAGGCATTTTATACTAAATGTATACCTCTTTATTATGTGGTTAAATCCTTTGTTTATATGGCTTTAGAGCTGATTTAAGAGCTAAAAAAAACAACCTTTAATATATATATAGTAATAGGTAAATAGGTATAGTAGTATGACATATAGACCTTTTGGCGTTCCCGACTCCCGACAATAAATCCCGACAATCTGATTGAAGCGACAGCTTCACCTCTCCCCTCTTTGCAGATCAAGTTGCCTTTTGGTATATAAAAGTAAGGTAGCCTAGATACCACCTCTAATGCTATTAATTCCAATGAACCATTAGAGCTAAAGAAGATTAATATTAAATAGTTATACACTTTGTATACAATGCGTGTATAATGTCCTTACAGGGAATTATCCTTGCAAACGGAGAAAATAGAGATGAGTAAAGAAAACGACAACAAAAACGACAAGAAAGTTAGTGATAAATTAATGCAAGCTAACGATCTTAAAGCATGGCAAGACGGCTCTTTAGTTAATACTGATGCCATTAATAAACTTACATTAAAGCAATTAGATCAAGTTGCTAGTATCTTAGAAGAGGTGAAGTAATGAAACCATTTTCTAGTTTTATTGTTTATGTAAGAGAATTTTATGAAGATGATGACATAAGCGTTGGAGAAGCAATTAAATACACCAAAATGTATAAAAGTAATTTCCCTAACCTTTGGAGCAATGGCGATAGCTTAGACAGAGAAAAATTCTATGAATTATTTTTAATGGGTAGAGCTGATTGTATAGCTAAAGAAAATAAAGAAAAAGAAGAGGTGAAATAATGTCTAGATTAATGAACCATAAAAAATACTTACAGAGCTTACTACATCATATTGATGATAAGGGCTATAAAATAGAATGTGAATGTGAAGGCGAAGAGATAACACCATACGAAGCTATGCACGATGTAGACGAGGTAGTTATTAATATCATAGATAAAGACGGCCATTCATTAGGGTGGGTTCACTTTGCATTTTATAATGATTGGGACGAGTCCATAGGTGATTACACTTTAGAGCTAGAAAACATTTTAGAGCTAGACAAGTTTATCGATAGCCAAATAAAGACATAAACCCTTACCACCTTATCAAGCTCCTTTACTGGGGCTTTAGGTGGTATAGAAACATATAAAATTCACGGAGAATTAAACAATGGAAGAACTAAACAAGAATTGGGAAAAAGAACTAGATATAAAGAACGAAATACTTACCAAAAATGCTTTTGATCTAACAGGTAGTGATAAATCATTTTTAAACTTTGTTAAATTAAAAGAAACATTTCATCAAGAAGCATTAGACATGGAAAAATGGATTAAACAACAAATTAAATCTAATAAAGATTATGTATTAATGCCTGATTATTATTTCATGGACAATGGTTTTCCAAATCATAAGCCTGATAGATGGAACTATAGATCATCAGTATTTAATGACATTGCAGAAGCTATAGAAAATGATGAACCATATAATATTTATGACATAGTTTATAAGTGGGACATGTGGTTTCATAGCTAAAACTATCACCACCTATTCAAGCCACTTTTCTGTGGCTTTTGGTGGTATTAACTAACGGAGATTATATTATGGATATAGAAAACAAAATAAAAACACTAGCCGAACATTTAGATTGTGAAGCTGATGAAATAGAGCAAGGTTATGATAATTCAACTTTTGAATTAGGCAATATGGAATACTTAGTTTTAACTGATGAAGAAGCAGATGAAAGAACAAAGGAATATATTGAGTCCTCTATATGGGCTTTTAGTCCGTGGTTCTTAGCAAGTCATACAGGCTTAGACGAGGAAATTATTAAACATTTACAAGATAAATGTGAAGGTGCTAATGATGTTTTATTAAATGCTGTAAAAGATGTAAATGATTTTGTAAATGATGCTATTAGTTGTGATGGTCGAGGACATTTTTTGTCTAGCTATGATGGACATGAAGAAGAATTAAACGAACTATTAATTTACAGAGTTAACTAATTACTCCGATATTGCTAAGCATCAATTAAAACTGCTTTTTACGAGATAAACTATGACAGAAGAAATAACAATAATAAAACTTTACAACACCAACATTACATTTGTAATTCCTGGTGTTCCGACTTATCCCGAAATGGTTAGATACGCCATACAAAACGATATCCCGATTTCATACCACCCGATTTTTGACACAACCCGATCAACCCGACCAATTTATAAACCAAAAGGAGAAGAATGATGACTAAAAAATATATATACGAAGTAAGTGAGCAATCTACTGATACAAGATATTTTGAAATTGTATCTAACAGGAAGCTGACTGAGGAAGAAATTAATGATGCAATGTGTATGCCCGACATCAGAAAAGAAGGAGATTGTGAAACAGATGATGGAATTACATCAACCTTTAAATGGACTGACTACGGCGAAGATACTGAAATAGAAATAGATAGTGGAGATATAAAAGATGATGAGTGAATACAAAGATATAGTTGAATACCAAAAGCAAATGCTGAAAGCAGAGAAATGGGCTAACAGCATCAAGTATATAGAAGCTAGAGATGGTCATCTTGATACTGCATACAATAGTGGCAAGATCACTAGAGAGAACCAAGACGGGAGCTTTGAGGTAATACAAGAAGCTATGTCAATGGATAAAATTATTAACAAGGCTAAATAGCAATGGAGCTATTAGCAATTATTATTCTAGTAGCTTGTTATCTACTAGAAAACGGAGGAGAGAATGATGAGTAAAGTAAAAGAATATGGAAACGGATATAACAGCAATAACTCTATTGCTATTGTTTGGCATATTGAAGATGTTAAAGACCAACTAGAAATACTAAACGAGGATATGCCCGAGAAGGTTGATCTAGAACTTACTGATGATGAATGTATGGACGTTCTACAAAGAGTTGTAGATAACCATGACGCTAATTATGGGGTAAGTTGGGAAAACCTATATCAAGGTATTCAATATTGTTTCGAAGATGAAATTAATGAACTAAAGGAGGTATCTAATGGATAACCCAAGAAGAATAGTATCAGCTACTATCTTAGTTGAATGGAATGACAACCCTAAAGCCGTTGTTTTAAATAATGATATGCCTAACGGATTAGCTAACGACTTTGACGATTGGTTAACAGAATGTGAAGACGAGGAGAATGCAAATGAAATATAGT